CGAATTTCACGGTGATGGGATACACCGTAACTTCCCTCCCTAAAGATCTTCCAACAAATTTAAAAGATTCTTTTAGGTACTTTCCTTCACATTTTGACAGAAAATACTGTTTGAAGGGAAAATTCAACGAGATTGATTATCAGAAATTAATCAATTGTCATCTCGTAGAATTGGTCCAGAACATCGAAAAATGCTTTGACGATATTCTAGAATGTTTTTGGATCCTAGGTTTGAAACGACCAGACAAACTGTCATTTGATCAGCAAGAGCGGCAATATTGCACAAAGTTATATACTTTACGCAAACAGTACTGTCAAAGAGTTTTTACAATGTGTTTGAATGAGTCATATTCTAGTTGGATTGACTATTTTAAATATAAATTGGCTTCATTTTATGCCTTCCATTTTAATCAAGAGCCTGTACCAAAACCTGAATTTATCACTGATGACAACTCTGGTATTCTAATACCTGGTGTTGTTCACTTTTGGATAAAACGACAAAAAGCTCGAAGTGGAAAGAATTGGTTAATCCTATGTGAAACAGTTCTACAAGGAGTAAAAAGAGGAATGCCAAGAGCTCCTTCCTGGTTATTAGAGAAAGAAGAGGAGAAATTGATGATTAAATTATCAACTCCGATACCTGAGCCAGAGGATGTTATTATAACCGTCGAGGAAATAGAGAAAATTTATGATAAAACTTTCTTTACTGAAGAACTCGAACGAACAGTAGATGAATTGTTTTGTGACAGTATAATGACACTTGAAGATTGGGAAAAGCCCTTTATACCTAGCTTTAATGCCAACTACAATAATTCTAGAACGGATTATGGTGCAGTTGGATATTTTAAAGAGTGGTTATCTTGTACTGATATAGTGCCAGATGGTTTGGAACCCTCCGATCTTGTTGAAACTTTTGAAACCAAGTTTCATGCCTCAAATTTTATTAATAATAATTACGATGAGGAATCAAGAGCTCGTTTTGATTTGACAAATGAACTTCTTAAGTCTGAAATAACTTTAGATGGTCACTTATTTAATAGCACTAAATTGAAAGAATATTGGTCTACAGTTTTCTGGGCATTTTATGATAGAGCTCAAAATGAACCTCCATATGTAAATCCAGTAGCGTTACCGGAAGCTATGAAGATTCGCTGTATATCGAAAGGACCTTGTGCTTTGTATACTGTTTTAAAACCGTTACAAAAATATATGTGGCGTACTTTACGAAGATTTGAAGTTTTTTCTCTAATCGGTCGACCAATCTCGGAAGACGATTTCGAAGAAACTATAGGAACTCCGCAAGATCACGAAGAAATTATTTCTGGCGATTATAAAGCTTCTACTGATAATTTGAAATCTTGGATTTCAGATGTTATAGGCAGAAGAATTGTATTCAACATGAGAAATAATGGTAGTTATGTTCCTTATAATCTTGAACAACTTTTAATCCGCTCATTGACGGGTCACATTTTTACTAAATTCTTAGGCTATAATAAAAAATTAAAAATAAAAGAATTTGAAAAATTGCCTCAAGTTAATGGTCAATTGATGGGTTCAATAACGTCATTTCCAGTTTTATGTATAGCAAATGCTTGTCTCTGTAGGACTTCTATGGAAGTTTCCGATAGAAAAAGATTTGCGCTGGTTGATGAAAAAACCTATTCATCTAGACGAATGAAAAGGATTAAAGAAACGAAGACTTTTGAAAAATATCACTTTAACAAGATACGTTTAAGAATAAATGGAGACGATTGTCTCCTAGTCGGACGAAAACGTCGAACCGGATCTGAAGGTCTTTTTGACATTTGGAAAAAGTTTGGTGTTTTTAACGGCCTTTCGACTTCAATTGGCAAAACCTATTTGACTACATTATTGTCTAAACCATGTTTCGCAGTTATGAACTCGTTTACATGTCACTATATTGAAGGTAAATGGAGGAATATTAAGTATATTCCTTATGGTCTCGTTAAAGGGAAAGCAAGAACCGGAGATAGACAGTATATATCTTATCAATCCTTAGGAATTTTACACGAACAATTAAAGAGTGATTGTCCAGAAGAATTCTGGATTCCTGCTTCTCAGAAGTTCATTAACAATTTCAAGCACATTTTGGACTTATGTCCAAATATTCCCTGGACTGCCCCAACCTTTTTAGGTGGTCCTGGTTTGGTTTTAGATAAACCGCGCTCTTATGAAGATTTAATGACAACTAGTCTCATTAAAGCAAATCGAAATTTTGATTACGCTAAACCTGCATCTGATTTCCAATCAAAGAAATACAAAACAGTATCGAAATCTAATTTTCAAGCGGTCGAAATGCATAAAGTTATCATGTCTCTTACAAAAAATATAAAAAAAATTAATTGTAGGAGTTTGAGAATCTCCAAAGAAATTGAAGAGATTGATTTATTCAATTATAATTTCGAAAATAACCTCGAAAAGGAGTCAGATAATTTTTATTCTTCTATGTGTGTAGCAATTCTATTAACTAAACCTATAAACAATTTCGTTGCGGCCTGTTCACTAGGAATTCTAGAGAAAAACATGAAATGTGACATTCAAGTAAATAAATCAAATAATAAGGCTTGGATGATGGCTCATAAAGATTTTCATAATTTTGAAAATTTAAGAAAAACCAGCGACGAAGAACTAGAACATAGACCAACTGAAGAGTTCTTTTGTGTTCTTCAACAAGAAGTTTTTTAATTAAGATCCCGACTATTTGTATAGAATGAGGAAGTGAATTTATCTACCCTCTAAAACTCTGATAAAAGGAGATAACTTAGTACTTAATTAAACAAACTTACAACTTTTAGTCTTTTCACAAAAGCCTAAATCCTGGCAGGGCCCCAAGAGGTTTTCTACGAATAGTAGATGTCAATCTTAGATCGACGCGTGAGAACGTCAATCTTGGCACCAGGAGTGAAAAGAAACCAGTCTTTTTAGATTG